GCACGGGCTGATCGGGGTCAATCTTTGCCATTTTTGTCTCGCCGTCTTCCCCAATAATTCGAGCAATACGTTGGGTGTCGTAGATCTTAGGAATCAAGTCAACCAACTGACGGGCAATGTGACGAACACCGCGAGTCAGGTTGTCACCGTAATGATACGTACCGACGTCACCCTCGCGCTGGCGCGCCATGATGGCTTTGCCTGAACGCTCGTTGCCACCTTGGCCAAGGGATGCGTTGTATTGACCAGTCGTAGCCTTGATGTCTTCCGCAGCGCCTGCTTTTGCTTGCAACAAGCCCGATGATGCCATTGGGGGCTGGGCGCGTTGGGGTAATGGCAGAGCGGCGCCTTGGCCGTCTGTCACATCAGGGTTGACTTCCAAATAAGGCCAGTTGTTTGTGTTGGCCGTTTTCCATTTGTCTTCGTAACCTTCAAACTGGCCGCCATATCCAATGAACGGAGCTTTTGGCGCCAGCGCCAGCATCTCAGCTTCTTGGCTGACCCAGTAGTTGTACATGCGCTGGGCATCCTTGGCGTTACGCACAAGGCCAGACACATACAAACGACCGTCAACTTCAAACTCATTGCCAATAATCCGAACCACAGGGATGTACTTGCCAGCCCATTCGTTTTGCTCAAGGATTTCGTATCCATTGATCTTGCAATACCGAACACGGGGGCGGTCAGATTCGCGTGAGCGCTTGGGTTTGCCGTAAGTCTGGCGCAGCATCTTGTCTTCAGGTGTACCCTCAAACGCTGTTGCGTTGCCAGGGTACAAATTAAGTGTGGCGCGGTCGTAATCAATGTAGTAGTAATCCGCAATGCGGACTGTGTCTTCATTGAGCCAGTTGGAAATTGACTGATCACCTACGCCCAAAGATTGCAAAGTTGTGATAGGCGCCGCATCAGGATACATGCGCTCAAAATCTGCTTTGGTCACGTCTTCTGTAACGAAACAATACTTGGCATCTGCGCCAGTGGGGTCTTGGATTGTTGGATCCATGTAAACCGAGAAGCTGTTACGAACGCGGCCAATCTTGATGTCTTGGTTAAAGTTGTCGTCGTCGCAGTACTCAGTAAGCAAACGAATGTAACCTTCGCCGTAGGCCACTTGGTTTTCACAGGCCGTGTCGTATGCAACGTCAGCGTCAGAGATGTACTCAATGTGGCGAATCATGCCGTTGAAGATTTCAGCGACCTGAAGATCAGCCTTGTCGTCTACAGGAATGACTTTTGCACCTGGGCGGTTTTGCCGCATGTCGTTGGTCACTTGACGAACGTGTTGCGGCAACTTGTTAATTGTCAGACAAGGACGCGCGTTGATTGTTTGACCTTGCACCGCACCGCGCGTAGCCAGCACATCAGCGGGCCACTGCCAATGGTTGTCAGGTGAGCCAGCATAAAATTTTAAGTCGTCATTTTCGTCTTCGCGAGAATCAGAAAGCGCAGACATTGCCATATCCAACCGAGAACGCGCCGTCGCTAAGATGTCTGCGTCGCTATTAGCTTTTCTCGACCCGCCAACAGCAACTGCCGCTGCGGCTACGATTCCTGTTGGATCTTGTGCCATATTATTTTTTCTTTGGTGGGGCTGCGCGCTTAACAGCGTAAGCAATTGCCACGGCCTGCTTCACAGGCTTGCCAGCTTTGACTTCAGCCTTCACGTTTTTGCGAAAAGCTTCAGGTGATTTTGATTTAACCAGCGGCATGTTAACTCTCCGTGTGAAAAATGGCGTAGTTCAACTTAATTGCTTCGCTGTACGCATTGTTTGTCACGTTTTTAATTTCTATCGTGAACGAGCCGTCAGCAATAGCCGAAATAAAAGCGTTGTACGCACCCAAAGTACCGCCAGATGCAACGCTGACCACCACCACATCTCTGGTGCTGACTGTGCTGCAATTAACTACAAATACCCCGCTGGCGCTGGGAGCCAGTTGGGACGCCGCAGTGGTAATTTGACCAGAAGGCGTGTTAAGTGTTACCGCTGTGTTTTTATTGTTAGTTTGAGTTACCGTGCCAAAAGCGCTGGACGCATAACCAATCGTGCCAGTAGTAACGATGTCGGTGGCTTTGACAATATCGGCGTTGATGATGTTTTGATCTTCATACGCTACGCCGATTGGTTTGGTATTTGCCATTTATTTCTTCTTCGCAGTTTTAGCTGACTCTTTAAAAGCCTTGGCTGTAGGTGCGCCGGGGGTGCCGGGCTTACGCATCTTCTCTTTCGAGCCTGCGGCTATGCGTTCACGTTTTGCCGCGATATTTGCATAGAGTCCGGGCTTTTTCATGTTAGCACTTCCATCGTTTAAGGGCTGCTTTAGCGCGTTCGCCGTCTTTGGCGTTGGCCGCTACAGCGCCCATTCTTGCACAAAATGAATCCTTGCGGCCTTGGTCGGCTTTAGTCTTTGGATTGGGTGCTGGCGCTTTAAGGTTAGAGCCAGTTTCACGGTTGTACTTTTCACGGCCCTTGGCTGTCAAACCCGCGCCCTTGGACACTGGTAGTTTTTCACCACGACCGACAGATAATGAAACGCTTTTTTTCATGATCCCATCCAAGAAGTTGTAACTCCAGCGCTGCCAGAAAAAGACCGGCGCTTAACAGTCTCATTGTACTCACGATGCGACACAGGAAACGCAAACGTAACCGCTATCGCATCCGCTGCGTCTGGTGAGGCAAGACCGCGCGATTTCATGTCTTTTTTGGACTCCAAAAAGATTGTCCCACGTGAATCAGGCTTCATCATAGGCGAAATCAAATCTGTTTTCAAGAACCGATCATTAGGAATAGCAGCAGTTTTCAGCCATTCCCGCATATCGCCCCACATTTGAGCCCGCATATTACCGTACATAATCGGGTTTTTGGACTTATTGCCAAAGTTTACACCCTTGATCTTGTACCGCTGCTCTTTCAAACGGTCGACAATCCCGGCGCCAAGCCCACCTTCGTCGATAACCACCAGCGTTGGCTTAAATTCCTCAATAGCTTCGATCACATACCCCACCACCGTCATGGTGTCGTCGCCCCGATGCCGCATTATCTTGACAATATCACGCCCTTGCCTGACAGCTATCACTGTCGCGTCCGCACCAAACCGTGCGGGGTCTACGCCAATCACAATCGGCGCGCTCAAATCCTGATATTTCGCCCTGGCCATAGCGTCGTCCACTAAATTAGCCGAAATAAACTGATCATCGCCCGCGTTGGGAAACTGACCGTACACCTCAACGTGCGCCTGCGCTGAGTCTGGCCCATATTCATCAATAATGCGCTGATATACCGCCTTGTCGGTGCCCTCGACCGTGCGCGCGTCCACCACGCGGGTTGTCCAAAAGTCCCGTTTACTGTGGAAAGCCTCGTAAAAGTACCCCGTGTTGCGACGCGGGTTGCTAAAAGCCATCCAAAAGCGATTTGGCGTGTTTTCCGTAAAGAAACCGCCAGTCACCGCCCAAATCGAGTCGTCAATACCAGACGCCTCATCAAAAATCACCATTACACCGTCAAAGTTGTGCACACCTGCGTACGCATCGGGGTTCTCCGCTGACCACAGCCGTCCCTCGACACCCCAGTAGCGTGTGCCTTTTTTCAAATCGCGCTCAACTAGCTCAGTCAGCCACTTGGCGGGCATCACTCTTGTCGCCGACACCTCAAACCAGTGCGAGTTAAGCGCCATTGCCAGCCACTTTGTGATCTCGGCCCATGTGATACTGCGTAATTGAGACTCTGAGTTGGCCGACACAATGGTCGTCGAGCCGATCCGCGTGGTCATCATCCAGATCACCAACCAACTGACTAGCGCCGACTTGCCAATACCACGGCCAGACGATATGGCTTCTTGCAATACGCCAAAGTCCAGCTTGCCTTGGTTGCGCTTGATGTGTTCCGCAATATCCAACAACACCTCGCGCTGCCATTTGCGCGGGCCGGAGAAGTTTTCCAACGGCGTACCCTTGACGCCCCAGGGAAAGGTAAGCATCACAAACGCCAGCGGATTGTCTTTGATCTGTGGACTCCACAGTCTAGCCATCAGTTCCTGTTCATCTTCAGCGCTGTAGATGGTGCTCTGCATGTGTTGTTTCTAATGTTGGACTCGGTTCGTGGGCCAATACGTCAATGACGCGTGACTCTGCTTGGCGCAACGCGCCCAAGATTGATATGCGCTGGTCGACGTCAATGCTGATCGACTGCTTGGCCACCCAGCCGTGCGAGTGTTGCAGGATTGCCAGCGCCGCTTTGGCGTCGCCTTCTTTGGCCGCTTTGTGCAAGCACATCGACATTTCCAACTCGCCGTCAGCTTTTCCCTTAAGCGCCGCCATGTCTGCTATGGGGTCTAACTCACACAGTTGGCGGTACTCGGTCGGCAACATGCCGGAGGCCAGCGCCAGCGCGTCGCCTTTGAGGCCAAGCTTGGCAGCTTCGTAGATTTTATTTAACCGCGCTTCGGTTGCAACAACCTTGCGCGGCTCAAATGGAAGACTGTGAAACATGTGCGAATTGTAGGCCATGTGGGCAATTTAAAAAATAAAAAAAAAATTGTTCGTAAACCCTTCGCCACCGTCTGGCCCTGTCGTCGGCCCTGCCACCCCCTCCTAGGAATTCTTACAAAATCCTTACAGCCCGTAAGTTAGTGAGTGCTAACTAACATCACTAAGTTAGTGACTACTAACTTAATCGAAGTGAGTGCACACTAACTTAACCTGGCGAAGTGAGTGCACACTAACTTAGCTATGTTAGTGAGTGCTAACTTAGCTATGTTAGTAGCCACTAACCTATGGCCATACACTTATCAAAAACATAATGTAGGCAATGTAGGCAATATTGTCATATGGTTTCAGTCGCTGGCTAAACGTGATGCCATACCTAATTATTAGCTAATAAGTATTACATATATTTTTTGATTGTCTCAAATAAAACCAATGACAATATGACCCACAAATAGTAAAAAATCCAATGGATACAAGGCTTTTCCGT